ACGCCTCATCCTCTCCATTTTGGAACATTAATTCAATATCTGCTTTTGTGCCTATAAGATAAGGGTCGTTTCTTGTTCCACTGCCCCCACTATACACCTTACACCACCTCCCCTTGTTTAGGAATTACAAACACAAGTTTTCCGTCTCTGTTAATCCGTGCATTAGCCGCATGGCAGCCAGCAATATAACCAATTACCTGTCGCATAGTAAACTCATGAGTCATGAGAGGCACTTCAAAAAAATTGTTGATTATTGTATCTTCTGCTATTTCGATGTCGAGAATGCCGCATATTTCGTTCATAACATTCAGCATTCCGTTCGGCAACTCTAAATTTGTTTTCCACGGCTGATTGGCGAACATAAGCTTGTCATAGCAAACATATCGCCATACCCCACCTTCGGTATATTCCCTACTGTCAATATAAAAAATGCCCAAAGGTAGCCACTCGGTAGAAGCACCTTCGCCGTATAGCATTATATACGGTCTAACCTCGGCATTAGCTTCGAAGTTGTCTTCTGTCCTAATTTTCAAATCAAAACGTGTGGCGATAGCATTGCCAATTGCAAAATCTTCGCCTTCAGCAATCGCTTCATGTAATTCCATTTCGACTATATTATTAGTTCCGTATTCAGTGTTATTTATGATAACTTTCATATCAAAAGTTCTGCCGGGTTCACGTATCAATTTTTGAAAATAATTGCTTACGTTATACATAAACTCACCTCTCTATAAGTGTAAACTTCAAGCCATCCCAGTATATTTCTCCATTTTTCTCAAACGGTACAGCTACGGTTCTATTGCCTGCGTAAAATGTTCTTGTTTCGTATTGCCCCGACTTTGGGTCGGGATAATAGACATGCACGAACACATCTTCGACGGCTTGCAGTATGGCTGAAATTTCATTCCACTTTAGGAGCCTAAATTCTAAATCTATTTGTTTTTTTACGGCTATTCTATCTCTGTGCATCATTGCATCTGCCGTCCTCCCTGAGCTGTCAGAATCGGTATCAGCCGTTGTAACAGAAAAACCGCCCGGCTTAAGATATTGAATTACATTTAATTCGCCAAGCTTTACTTGTAATTCGCCAAGCTTTACTTGTATAGACATTTTTCTAGACCTCCAGTCCTGTATAGCCAAGTTTCCGATTGTAGGTATTTATAGCGCCGACTATGATTTCAGCTAATTCTGTTTCTCCAACCTTGTAGACATGGCGTTCCATAGGTCGTTGCTGTTGATTTATTATTTTTGTAAGCATAGATTCAAGCAAGTTTTCTAGTTTGGATAATGGTGTAATAACCTCCGGATCAATACCTGCATTCTTATTGTCCCCCACCATCGCCAGCGTTGAACCATATGCGAGCCCGCCGCTTGCTAGTTTTGGTATTGTTGGCAGTTTTGCAAGTTGAACGCTACCACCTTCAAAAATAGTCTTTCCGGCGATTTTCAAACCGTCCCAAGAAAATTTCATTCTGTCGTTAATCCAGCCAATAAACTTGTTGAACTGTTGAATTACAGCGTTTAGAGCATTTGTAAAAGATGTTTTTATAGAGTTTGCTAAATCTTCAAACATCCTTTTAAAGGGGCTGAGTATAATGCTGATTCGCTCTATAAACTTACTGAATAGAGTTTTGATGCCTTCTAATCCGCTATCGATTAAATTCTTTGCTCCTTTGATAGCATCACCAAAATTGCTTGTTATAGTCTCCTTAATTATGCTAAGTAGAGAAGTAACACCTTCCCACCAAGAATCAATAATTTTTCGTATTCCTTTCCAAGCTCTATCCCAATCACCAATAAATACGCCTGTGAGGAATTCTGTCAGTCCGTGCAAAACACCGAATAAAGCTTCAAGTCTGGTTGATATAACTTTAGTTACAAACTCGAATATCTCCCATATCGTCCGCAAAGCATTGGAAATAGCAATTACAACAAAACTGCCTATCCACCCGACAAAGGGCGAAATGTGCTTGTATAATTCAGAAATAAATAATATAACAGATCCAACAAAGTCTATTATACTTCTTGCTAGGGGCTTGGTGTAGTCTTCAATCAGCTTGCTGAACTGGTTGGCTATTTCGTTGATTGTAGGTGCTAAGTATTGTGCGTAAGCTCCCGAAATTTTTGTAAATGCCGTGTTAAACCCTTCGCCAAAGTTGTCTATAGCAGGCTCAATATATTCGTCGTAGCGTTTTCGTATATGGTCAAACACATCGATCAAGAAGTCTCTGATAGATCCTGTGACAGTTTGTGTCGCAGATAGAGTATCATTTAAAGCTGATTTTAGATTTTCTTTGTTGTTCTTTATCGCATTGATAATGACTTCCATGAAGTCATTACCGAACCGCAAACTCATTTCAAGTATAAATTCGAAACTTTCAGAGAATATGCTTCTAAGATTTTCACCTATTTGTTTTGCTGTGTCGGACTTGAAAACAGAAGCAATATCAGCCACTATGTCTATCATTTCTCTTGTGAGTCGTGCTCTTTCTGCAGCAAGATCAAAAATTACTGGGAATTTCTGCTGTAGCTCATCGAATAGCTTATCGAATATCGAATTAACCTTGTTGATAGTTTTTTCAACTTTCTGCGGTGTTTTGGGTTTGGTTGTTGCTGTGCTTCCTCCACCACTGCCTCCGCTAGAAGACTGTAATATATTCAATTGGTCGAAACTTGCTAAAGATTTTTTGGCTTGTTTTCCAGCCTTTTCGATGGCATTTCCTTGATCTGTTATTGCTTCGGTCTGGTCTTCAATCGCTTGTATAGAGGTTGCTTTGCCGAAGATTGATTCAGATATAACCGCCAATCGTGCTGTAATTTTTTCAAGCATGTTTGCGAGTGCTGTAAGCGCCGGTAACACCGCATTATAAATCGGCAAAAACGCTTGACCTAAATTCAGTTTAATGTTCTCTAAGCTTGCCAGGAATCTAGCTTGCTTCGTCTGTGTTGTATCTGCTAGAGCATCTCCATATCTCTTGTATGTCTGCTCAAGGATAGCTGCAAGTCTGATTTGTTGCTGTGTCCTGTAGTCAAGTTGATTCCACGTTTTCCCGTTTGCAAACTTTTTGAAGGCATCAGTTGCTTCAATCATTGAAATATTCGTGTAAATCCCCAAATCTTCAATTGCTTCTGTGCTCCCGAGCATGCCTGAGCGGATACGGCTAGCAACATCTTCGTATGTTCGTCCTGTCTTGCTAGAGATTACGGCAGCTGCCTTCATAAGGTTTTCGGTTTCGCTTTCTACTTGCTGCGTGTCGGTCATAAAGCTTCCTAACAGATTAGAAAATGTTGACCCATAAGCGTAGGCATCCTTGCGACTCATTCCCAAGGCTTTAGACTGGGTTTTTGCAAACGTATTATAACTCTCTGCTGCCTTGCCCATGTTTCGGTGGATGTTGTCCATTGATGATTCTACTGTCATTGCCATCTGCGTTGAGGATTTTATAGCTCTTGCTGTTGCCGCTGTTGCTATTCCACCTATTACAGCACCAAAAACCTTACTAAGTCCTTTAATTGGAGATTGAATCTTGTTTATGCTTGCCTGTGTTTTTGCCATTGATTTATTGATAGAGGTTTCGAAGGTTTTTAGTTTGGTTTGAGTTTGATTTAACGCTTTGTTGAGATTAGAGAAGTCTGCTCCGCCTCTAACTATAAAATTACTTCTTGCCATCTGTTATCACCTCCCCGCCAAACATGGCATTAAGCATTTTGGCTTGTGCTAATAGTTGGTCATCTGTCATTTGCTTTTGCTTTTCTTCTTTTGAATCTATAGATTTAAGTATCTTATCAATATCAATGTTTTTCTGCCAAACCCACCTTGAAATGAGATATGCTTGAGATACTAATTCTTTTTCCCTTTCTTTTTTCTCATCTGTGTAAGCCTTTATATAAATATTTAATACTCGAGGTGTCATTTTAAGAAATTGGTCATAACTAATACCAATTCGGGCAGCTACTTTCAACGCTTCTTCTTCGTAGTCTTCGCTTATTTCTTCTTCGCTGCCCTCTGGAGGTTTTTTATATCTTCTCCTACTCCAAATGTTTCTTCAATAATTTGAGGTAGTAAGTCTAGCGCTCCCTTAATTCCTAGATGTTCGTCAATTAGCTGTGTTGCTCTTTCTAAAGTTAGATTTTCATCTTCATGCACTAAACCACTATAAAACAGTGCTGGTATATAATCTTCTATGTCAGCACTTTCATAGTCTAGCTTAGCTAGACTAGTGCCAGTTATTTTTTTAAATATTTGCATACCTTTAAAACCCATTAAAAAATTTCTCGTTTTGTCTAATTTAATTGGCAAATAGTTCATAATTAATACCTCCACTATCATTTATTAAGGGATAGGCTTTTGACCTATCCCTTTTATACTCCTTCTCTAACAACAATAATCTCATAAATCTTTGGTGCTTTGCCTGTTTCATTTGCCATTATTGTTATCTTAGTGCTGCCGATTTCAACATCTACCTCCGCGGCTGATCCGCTAACAAGGTCTTTCACATATGCGCCGTTTACAAACAACTTGATTGTTTGCCCGGCCCCTGTAGCTGTTACAGTTACCTTATTAGCTGTAACCCCTTCGAAAGTATAATATCTTGTGCCTGCCGAAAATGCCGGTGCTAATGTTCCGCCATCACCTGACAACACAAGATTTGTCAACCCTGAGCTTGCTGTAACATTAAGTGAAGGTTTGCCGCTAACCTTAATAGTCGCTTCAAATGCAATTAGCCCTTCTAGCTCTGCGCTTGTGCTAAAGCCTGTTACAATGCCATTGAAGCCCCAAGAAGCACCCTGAGGATAAATTATTGAGAATGGTATTGCATTCCCTGACTCAAATGCGTTGTATACTGCTACCTGTCCGTCAGCGTCACTAGGTTCAAAATATCCGCTTACAGTAACCTCACCGCCGTCCTTGAGTCCACCTGTAAATTCCCTGTACCCTCCATTACTTGTGAGCGTTGTTGTGTCAAGTGTTTCTGAGGTCAATGATACCCCGTTGATAGATGTCAAGCCTGCGATTGCATCCGAATTGATTAATATTTG